ACCTCAGTTCCAGTTAATGAAAAAACTCCTGATGATAGGGTATTGTTATTAAGATCTAGTACACCTTTAGATAAAGTTGTAGTTCTGATACTAGTTGTTGTTAAATTATCAATTAATTGAAATATAGCAGCGGGATTAGTACTATTAAAACTTATAGCGGTGGGGATTGTTACTCCATTTGTAGTTATAGTTTGAGTACCCGTCGTGCCGGAAAATGTTAATGTTACTGTAGCAGATGTTACTGTAGTAGTTGATGCAATGAATAAATTTCCATATATAAACATTGAAGTATACACAAGAGAACCACTAAAACCTGTAGTGTTTATAGATTTTACAGTACTATTTGTTAGAAAAGAAACACTACTAGTTCCTGATCCTCCTACTATATTAAAAGATACACTTCTTGATTCTATAACATTTTCAGTAAGAATTCTTCTAATTCCTGATGTTTGTGCTCCTGTCAATTCTACAAGTGGAGTGCCCGTAAAAACATTAGTAACTCGTGCAATAAATACATTATAGGTAGCCGTTGATGAATAAGCTACTTGTATTTTATTAGTCCCAAAATCAAAAGTTTGGGAAAAACCTGTAAAATCTATTACATCAACAACTCCTGTTGTCCCCAATGTGATTGTACCATCTCGTGATGTCCATACTACAGTTCCATCTACAGTAGTGGCGCCTACACTGCTATTCCATGTTGGTGGCGATGAACTACCAGTTGTACCTGCTGTTGTACATTCAAAATACCGGCTCGCGGTTATATTGTTTGATACAATTGCGCCGACAGTATAAGCGGTATTTCTTGTTACAAATGGGGCTAGGTTAGCATTTATATATACATCGTCACTTGATGTAGGAACAGTAGCTCCACCAGCTCCACCATCGGTAGCGGACCATTTATTACCTGCGGTTGCATCCCAAGTATCAGTACCCCCTACCCAATATCTATTTGCCATTATTTATATCCTCTATAGGCGTAATAATACTACCGGCCTCATTATAAAAATTAGGCTCAACATAGGTATTATTTAAATTAACGGGAAGATTGTCTGGAACTAAAACTAAGAATGTGTTTGCAAACGGCCACGGATCAGAAAGATCAGCCATTATAATGTTTTCAACTACAGTTGTTTCTCTGTTGATAACAGCACTTTTCATGATTAGGTATTTTTATAAATAGGCCCATATACATTATATAGGCCTAATACCTTATTATGATGTTGCTGTTGTTGAGTATGTAACTGCTAGTGTATCACCTGCAGTAACCACTTTAGCTGAAGAAAAATTACCTTCACTATATAAAACCCCTGCAGTAGAACTTTGAGTATTTACAGCGCCAGTACCTGTTACAAGGAAGCAGCCATATACGGTACCACCAGCACCAGTAATTGTATAAGTGATAGATGTGGCAGCTGAAGTTGTAACGTTAGAAGGAGTTGTACCCGCTGAGGATGCCGCAGCAAACACGGTTGTACCACGAACTGCTGAACCGCCTACAGTATAGTTAACATATTCAGTCCATGTTTTAGATGTCATAGTATCAGCTGCAGCATATGTTGTGCTGTTACCAATTAAACCTAAGAATGGTCCTACAGTTGTATATGTGCCTGATGTTCTTAATAATGTATCAAGCATAAGTTGTTTACCTACAGCAACTACTAAATTAGGAAATTGTTCTTCCCATTTAACGTCACCATTTTTATCTTTACATAATACATAGTAGTGACCTGCAACTCCCATGTCCTCTGCTGAGATAGTATTTGTATTAAGTGTAGCAATAGCTTGATCGCCAAAGCCGCCTGTTTCTTTAAACATATCTTTCTCCTTATGAAATTCGTAAAACAGCAGTGGTTGAAGTTGCCGTTGGAAATGTTATTGTAAATGTTGTACTACTTGTTTTAGACTCACCAAAATTAAGTAGAAATACAGCTGCATTTGTAGTGCTATTATATACTAAAGCACCGGAAGTAGTAAAACTTGCAGGACTCCATGTAACGTTATTAAACGAAACATAAGCTGTGTTGGTATCATTATCACTACCCAAACTAACTGGAGTTAATACTTCTCCACCAGCAGTGTATCCTGATCCTGTAACTTCATTAGTTGTTGTATATTCAGTTACAGTACTATTTAAATTAGCGTCCCCATTATACAAAGCAATCTTATATGTGTAAGGTGATCCTGCATTAAAGTTTTCTAGCCCTTTAAGTAGGTTTAATTTAAATACGGTTGTCTGTGTTTGTATAATAGCCATTATCTAACAGGATACCTATCCTGACCACTTCTATATGCATCTTGTCTGTCTTTACCATCTGAAAGTTTTTTCAGTAATAACATAGCTTCATCATAGCGAGCTTTGTATATATTTATTACATCTGCTTCGCCCTTCATATAAGTATAGGCTTCTAGTAAAGAACCATATAATAAGGTTGAGCTAAAATTATCACCAAGCCATGTTGTACCTGCAGTGACAATAGTTTCAGGGTAGTAAAAATAATGTAGCTCAACATTATAACTGGCATCTGGTGTAGGGCCTATAATAAACGCTGTATTATCAAATACTGCATAGTACTTAGGTACACCAAAAAAATCAGAATCCGTGTCAGGATAAGATTCTCTAATAAAATTTACATCTTTATTTAGAAGGTATTTGTACTCATTATTGGCATTAATAACGGCTAAACTAAATGTAGCTAACCAATTATTAGGCATTGATAAATATTTATTACCAGATGTAAGCGAACCTGTTACATTCTTACGTAACGCAGGCAACTGTACTTGATTATAAATACGTTGTTCTGCTTGTTCAATGAACGTATCTATATCAGTTGTTGAAAACTGATTCTCAGTATAGTTTTGTATTAGCGCTACGAGTTCGGAATAGTTCATTTTTTAAGCCATAGGGCCACGAGCTTTAGTACCTTTAGTAGCTGCACCTGTACCACGTATTTTAGTTTCACCATTTTTATTTATCTGTGTTGTTGCTGGATTACCCATACTTACACGTCTTGCAGGCATACCTGGAGCTGATTCTAATGCGTTCATAGTATTAGGATCTGTCTTATAATCTATATCTGCGTTTGGTATAATTTGAGGTTGTTTATATTCAGCCATGATTATTATCCTTTTTGGTTTTTAACTCTAGCTAGATTACGGCCCATAGATTTTAAATCTACGTTTTTAACGCCAGAAGTTTTTTTACCGCCTTTTTCAATACCTACTTTAGCGCCGTCATTGCCTAAGTTAGTACCTTTTACTTTACCTTTTTTATTGATGCCTTGAGCACCTGCTTTAAAACCCATGTCAATCTCCTTAAGTTGTTGTTACTGTTACTGAGCCTACTTGTCCTACACCTACTAAATGGTTAGGCGTTAGTGCTGCATCAAATCCTCTAGATCCACCTACAGGATTCCATCCCCATTCAATAACTCTACTACCACCTAAAGGTATACCTGTTGAATTAGGCGACATACCTGTAGTTTCTGTTAATTGTAAGCCATTTAGTCCAGAGCTATAATAACCTAAATCTGGACGAGGATTTCTTACTGCTTGCGGATCGTTCACTGGATATAGACCTAGTGATAATTGTGGCTGATCCGGCTCCCAACATTCAGGACATACTAGTATATTAACATTTTTGGTCTTAATAACCAATCTTTTAAGTTGCTTTAACTTAAATCTAAACCCACAACGGTCACATTGTGCAATTGCAAATTTACCACTGGAGTACTTGGTTGGCATTTAATTACCCGTGGTAAAACATTTCTCGTGGTACAAACCTCACAGACGCTTTTTCGCGGTCTTCTTGAGCTGCTAATTCAAACTGTTGTTCATAATCAGCCTTTAGCATTTGAATTCTATTAGGATCAACCATTGGTAATTTGTTGCTTAAATAATAAGCAAGTCCTGCAACCATGCAAGGGATAAATCTAAATGGTATATCTTGAACATAGGTACCACCATCACCTGCATCTTGTAGACGTCTTAGTCTGTAGTATACAAACTGGTAGAAATCACCTTGATCTGGTGCTGGCCACACATTAATAGTAGGTAGATTTTGTACGTATACTCTAGAGGCAGTTATATGAGTAGCTGCTGTAGTGTTATTAACACCACGTATACATCCTGTTAAATCATTACCGCTAATACCGCCATACTGAATAGTTTCATTGTCTACTTTAATAAAACCAAATTGTGCTAAACCTGCTGTAGTAGATAAAGTTATTGTTGTTTCAGTAGCATCTAATGCTTCTGCAGTAAGAATTGTAGTTGCGTTTTCTTGTGCACTTTGTCTATTAATCCATACTTGAATAGGACGACCACTAGCATTTTTATTAGGTATTGTGATGTATGTAGATTCAGAAATACGATTGATATTAATATCTTGTTGGTTTTGACCTGTGCCTGTACGTGTCACCATATCAAGAAGGTCAATCGTATCAGCAGGTAAGGCATACATAATCTGACCTTGATTTAAATTTATTTGACCTGGTTCTAAAGTCCATAAATTTAAACCACGATTAGCCCACTCAATTGTCATAATATTAAGTGAACGTCTAGCCGTTCTTAAGTCGTAACCAGTACGTAATTCTTGACCACAACGTTCAAACGCATCTTCAACAAGACTGTTTAGATCTAAATTAAAACTTGTGGTTCCTGTGGTTCTTTCTACCATTATTTTTTCCCTTTAGGAAATCCTGCCTTCATATTTGCATAAGCATCTGGTGTAACTGTAGACTCTGATTTAGAACGAGATATGCCTTTTTTCTTTCTAGCATTCATGTTTGCATACAACCCTACAGGCCCACCTTCTTTATACTGAGTAAAATCAGTATTATCACGACGTTTTTTAGTAGTGCCTTTAGGCATTTTGTTAGGGTTTATATCACCCATTCCGCGTGAGGGTCTCATTAGCACATTCTTCCTTTTGTTTTACCACGGACTTCAATACCACCGCCACGAGCCATGCATTTAACCTTACCACCTGTTTTCTTAGCAACGGGATTTAAATCTGTTGGTTTATCTTTTTTAGCTGGTCCTAATTTTAGTTCAATACCTTTAGCTTTATTAGTATCAGGCAATGGACCCATATCGTTTTCAGATGATCCTACAGAGGCTTCCCAGTTTTTTCTTTTTTGTTTTTCAGATAGTTTTTCCATGATTAAATCATCTTTCCTTTAGTCTTACCTTTTTTCTCAATGCCGCCGCCTTTAGCCATTTTAGCACAACCGCCAGCAGCCATTTTTTTAACCTTGCCACCTTTTTTAAGCATAGCTAAATCTGATTTTTTACCAGCGTGTAATTGGCTTTCATGCATACCAACTGCTTTTTTTGCCATCTTTTTATCTTGTGCCATATCTTTTTTGTCCATCATACTATCTCCTTTAAATTTGTTACCTTTATCTGCTTGATTAAATTCCTTTGCCACTGACATAGGAACGCCGACCTTCTTAGCAAACGCAGGATTATGTGCTGCGCCCGCCATAAGATTTCTTTGTGCTTTGGATTTACTAGGCAAATTACTTTCCTATCCAGTGTGTTACTAACCAACTAACAATACCTGAGAATACTGTGGCAATAGCAATAAATACTTTCCATCCGCCTTTAATTTCTTCAAGTGTTTTTTCAATGCCGTCAAGACGGGCCTTTAGTTGTTCCATATCTTCCATAAGGGTATCTACGTCCGTTTGAATATGTTTAATCTCAACACCGTGTTCTATTACTTCGCGATCAGTACTCATTTACAATTCCACCTTTTTAAAGAGGCAGCCTTGCGAGTAGGCCGACCTTTTTCATCTTTCATAGGACCAGGCATTCCAGACATCCTAGCACAAAAAGACTTCTTACGAGGTCCACCTTCAGGCTGGGGGGCTTTTAAATTTGATCCAGTTTCTCTGTTATATTTAGCACGGCCTTTAGCAGTAAGACCAGCACCTTTAGATGTAGGAAGTTTTTCACCTCGTCCTACCGCTAATGAAACTCCACTTTTTTTACTCATAAAAAACTCCGGTTTTCAAGCCAAATGCTTTTTTTGTGATTATACAACATTTTACTGTTATACATACTATTCTTCTACAGCTTCTTCTGTTGTAGGAGCTGGGTTCCAAGGCAAAGGAGCTGGCTGTGGAGTAGGGATATATGAGTTAGCAATTTGATCTGCTACCTCAGCTTCCATCGCTTCTGTTCTGTATAGACCTTGTTCGTTAGGACCCGTTGCATCTAATGCAGCTTTTGTCCAGTTAATTGCTTCCGCTTCTGTTACTTCATTGTATGGTATAAAGTCGTCAGGATTTGCTGGAAGTAGTTGAACTGAGTAGCTGACACTGCCTGTGTGACCTTCGTCATCAACGCCACTAATTGAAAAATTAGACATCACAGCTGTATCTGGTTCTGGATTGTTTTCTACCAGTAAAGCTTGGATAGACCATGTATATGTAATTGCCATGTTATTTCTCCATTTCAATCTTTGGGATTGCGCCCTCTGATTTGTTAAGTTCTTGTACTTGTCTAGCAATGTTATTCATCACTAAAAAAGCGCCTGTTTTAGAAGGTAATTCACCTAGTACTTGTTGGATAAATTCTACTTCTTCTTTTGTTAATTCTAATTGCATTTAGTTCTCCTATGTTATAACTGCTAGTTTACGTATTGTACCACCTGAATCTACAATTTCAATATACCCTGTAATAGGAACATCTGCTGTTGCAGTATGAGTTCCGTATTTTACTCTACCTGTGCCTTTTGGTGTTAGGTTTATGTCTATGTTAGTGTCTGTGCCTCTAGCTTGTATAACTGGACCAAATCCTGCAGCAGAACCCGTTACTTGTATATTATTAACTACAGAAGTTCCACCATCAGCAACCCTAAAGTTTTCTCTACTATTAGTCTGCATTACAATAGAAGAAGCGCCTTTGGAAGTAATAAAAGAGTTAATATTTGTATCAGAACCTTGTGCTGCCATTGTAACTCCATTACCAGTAGAGCCGCCAGAAAATTCTAAATAGTTTACAGCAGAAGCAGTATGAGAAATTCTTACTTGAGCAGCATATTGAGTCCTTAAAATTATTCTTGATGCATTACTACCAGAATCAATATAAGAAGTTGGGTCAGCAGAACTATATCTACCTATATCTAAAACTCCGTTAGCGTCAGTGGCTGTTCTAATGCCACCAATAAATACGGAAGTCTTATCATACACATTTGAATACGGAACCATTCGGCCAGCTACTGTAGAGTAGTTTGAATAAATGCTTAGATTAATTAACGGGTATGTTACATATGTTCCAGAGTCTACCCAGTCAGTTATATCAACTGTTATTTGATAGAACCCTTCACCTGTGTGAATAGAATTTGTGTAGTAAGCATGCATGCCCCAGTTATTACCTGTATTTGCAGGGCTAAACACCATAACTTGTCTTGTTGTAAATGGTCCGCCTACTGATGTACCTGAAGCTATAGTTACAGTTGCAGTTGTATAAGTTATTGCAGCCCAAGTAGTTTGTAACATAACTAAAGCATTGGTTGGCCACCCATCAGAATTAGTTACAACAAATCTAAACGTTCTATTGGCATGGGCTACGCTCATACCTGTTTGTGGATTGCCATCAAGTAAGTTTTGTATACCTGTTAAACCAGCAGCCCAAGCTGTCCAAGTAGAAGTTCCGTAGTCATAATATTCTGGTGTGTTTACTGCGCCATATCTAATGGTGTCAGCTGCAGCATTTTGTGTAAATAATCTAAAATAATTGTTTTGTTCATAAGTATCGTAGTAGTAAGAGCCTACAGTAAATGCGTGGTATTTATGGTTAACTTGAGCTAATGGATTACCATTTTGTTGGACTGTACCTGTGCCTTTTGGAACTAGGTTAATACTAACATTTGCATCTGTTCCTGATGTGCCTGATATTGCTGATATTGATGGAGCAGAGCCAGCAGCAGCACCTTGAACTTGTAGTAAATTACCTGCTGATGATGCGTTTGTATTGCTAATTCTAAATGATTGCACATTGGTTGCAGCTTGTCCATAAAAAGCAATATATCCTGTGCCTTTAGTTCCAATAGCAAAGTTTGGACTTGCGTCAGAACCTGTAAATGATAGTCCCCCTAATGCACTTGATGCTGCACCCGTAGCACTACCCGTCACCTGCACATAATTAACTGCTGATGTTGTGTGAACTATTCTAAATTGTGAAGGTCCACCTCCACCATTAGAAACAGGTGTTCCTACAGAAGTAGCAAATGTAAATGCTTCAGTTGTGGATGTTGATGCAGTTGCAAAATACAATGGGGCACTGCTTCCTAAAAAGTTAGCACCAAAACCATTTTGATTAGGTATCATTGAAAAAGCTACAGTAGTATTAACTGGATAATTACCACTAGAGTTTTTATCTACAATTGCTAATACATCACTATTAGGCGTTGAAAATGTATGGATGTTACTTAATGTTTTTTGAAATGTATTACTACCTACAGTCGCATAAGCAACTGCACCGCTACCACCACCACCCGAAAACGAAACAGTTGGCTCTTCTACATAACCACTACCTGCTGTTGTTATTGATAATCCTAAAATACCATAAGTTATATTGAATGTAGCTCCAGTTCCTGAACCACCTGTAACTGAAACTGGGTTAGCTGGAATGACTGTATAAGTTCCACCATTAGTTAAAGTAGCTCCTGTTATCACCCCACCTGATACGGTATTAACTGTAATAGTTGATGCACTTGAAAATGTTCCACCTACTACAGTTAAAACATTACCTGCTGTATATCCTGTGCCTCCACCTGCAATTGTTGCACTTACACCACCAAGACTTGTTACTGTTCCTGTGGCAGTAGAACCACCAGTCGTTGTAGGTGCGGATGCAGTCCAGGTAAGACCTGTAATCGTTGTATACCCTGAACCTTGATTTGTTCTTGTAATATTTGTTACAGTACCGCCGTTAGATACATTAATTCCTCTAGTCCCTGCAGCTAAATTAATTGCTCCAGTTCCCTTGGGTTGGATTGCCATTGATATATTAGTATCAGATCCTGCAGAATAATACTGAACTGAATTGTTAGCAGCACTACCAGACATCACTTGATAATTTACAGCAGTAGTAGTTGGTGCAACTCTAAATTGCTCACCATTTGTTCTAAAATTAATGGGTTGATTGTTTGCTGCTTGTATAGCAATACCTTGAGCAAATCCTACTGGGTTGTACTCAATAAAAGACATATCAGTTGCATCAATACGCTGACCTAAACGTAAGCTTGCTGTTGTCCAATCAGTTCCTGTAGAGTGTCTAAATTGGCTTGCCCTTAATATAGCCTGATTTGTATTAAATCCTTTAGCAGCAAATAATTCTGAAGTATTACCTACGGTACCGCCAAGAGAAGTTGGGGTTAATACAGCTACACTACCTGTACCTTTACCTTGTATTTGTGTTGATATATTGGCATCAGATCCTTGCATAGACATGATAGGCCCAGTAGCATTTCCCGTTGCTGAACCTTGTACTTGAAAATAATTAACTGCTGATGCTGTGTGGGCTACTCTAAATTGTTCTAAAAATGCTGTTCTAAACAAAATGGGGACAGCTGTTTGTGTAGATATTACTCCAGCTATAACACCAGCTCCTGCAGTTCTTAAGTCTGCGGTTGCATTACCGCCCACTGCTTGCCAATATGCTGCAGATGTAGATGCACTATCGGAAACAGCAAATTGAGTTCCACCAGGAGTATTAAATTGCATTGTAGCGCCCAAACTTCTTACTACAGTAGTAGTTCCAACAGTAGCATAAGCAGCCGCACCACTACCACCACCACCACTAAAGGTGACTGTAGGTTGTTCTATGTAACCTGAACCTGCAGTAAAAGATTGCCCTGTAACAGCCCAATTTACTGTTAAAGTTAATCCACTACCTGTTCCAATTGCTGTTGTAGTGCTAGCAGGGTTTGTAGGAAGTGCTTGATAATTTGGAGTTGTTATAGGAGTTAAAGTAGTTACAACCCCAGCTGATACTGCTGTAATACGATACCTAGCTTGTGTAGTAAATGTTCCACCACTAATTAATATTTCATCATTAACTGCATACCCTGTGCCACCACTTACTATAGTAACAAGGTTAATACCCATTGAAGTTACTGTGGCTGTAGCTGTAGTTCCGCCCGCTGTGGTTGGTGGTGATATGGCAATAGTAGGAACGCTAGTATATCCAGCTCCTACATTAGTTCTAGTTAATGCTGTTACTGTTCCACCATTACTTATATTTACACCACTACTACCTGCGGCTAGGTCTATAGCGCCTGTGCCTTTACTTTGTATTGCTAGTGCTACATTGGTATCTGAACCTAAAGTGCTAATAACAGGTGTTGTAGTTGTTGCAGCACCAACCATTTGAAAGAAATTTACTTGGCTTCCTGTAGCGGGTACTTTTAAAGCAACTCCACCTGAAGCAGAAATACCTAAATTAGTTGCACCGCCTGAATCAACAGTTGCTCTAATAGTTCCAGCTGTTTGGAATCTTACAGCACCCGCACCTTTTGAAGTTAAAGTAATGTTTATATCGGTATCTGAACCTTGCGCAGAAATTGTAGGACTACCACCCGTAGCTGCACCTGTTACTCTAACATAGTTTACAGCAGAAGCAGTATGGGAAACTTGCAGTTGTGCATTACCACCACCATTAGTAAATATATTTACGTTGCCATCACCTTTGCTTGATAAGCCAAGAGCTATATTTGTATCTGTTCCGCCTACCCATAAGAAAGGTTGGTTGCCTGTTGTTGAGCCTTGTGCTTGAATATAGTTTACAGCTGATGCAATTCTAGAAATTGCAAACTGAACAACACTAGCATTAGAATCTGAACAGAATGAATGTCCTCCACTTCCTTTTGCTACATATAAGCCACCAATATTTCCATCAGAACCTTCAAATGAAATTCTAGGTCTATTACTTGTTGTTGCACCTGTTACTTGAACATAGTTTACAGCAGAATTAGTTGGAGCTACTCTAAATTGTTCAAATCCAAAACCAAAAAATTGATGGGTATTTGCTAGATATTTCATGTTATACCATGCCAAAGCAGGTGCTATTGACATTAAACTTGAACCTTGCGTTGTATCAAAAGAAACGCCAAATGCCCCTGAGCCTGCACCTGATGCTAAATTAACATTACCAAATAAAGCTACTTTAGAATCCCAATTTGAACCCGCACCAAAACTTGGAGCAAGTTTTACACCAAATTGACCTACAGTAGATGTATCTGCAATTGAAGTACTTCCTGAGATTGTATTAAGAGCTGCTTGACCTGTAACGGTTAATGTTTGGAATGTACCAGCTGAACCGCCTTCAATTTTTTGCCAAGCAGATCCATTGAATATAGCCCAATCGCCTACATCCCATGTTGTGATACCGTTTAGATTAGTTGAACCTGCGACAGAGACTACATAGTAGTAGCCTTGAACCCCTACGCTTGAGACCAGTGTAGGCGTGTTTGTAGAAGCGTCCCAAGTGCCTTGATAAGTCAAAGCACCTAGTGCAGCTAATGAAGACCAGCCATTGCCAGTTAAGACATAGTTCTCTTGGCCGATTAATGGTTGTGGAACCTCTCCCTGTATCCCGTCTAAAGATAAAGTTGGAGGCGTGAAGGTGCCAAAGTCTACGACACCTGCATGCGGTGCTACGGACATTACAGACTCTTAATAAATGCTGTATGCTTTTCTATTAAATCTGCTCGCAATGCTTCTGCTTCTTTTTTAACTGCTTCAGCTTTAGCTTGCGTTTTAGCTAATTCATCTTGTTGATCTTTTAAACTAACGCTTAAATTATCGTAGTCTGATTTAGCTTTTTTAACTTCACTAGCACTTTTACGTGCTTCTGCTTGAGCAGCTTTTGCATCATCAGCAGCAGCTTGAGCTTCAATAGTAAGTTGTTCTGCTTTAGCTTTTGCATCTGCAAGAATAGCATCAGCAGTTGCTTGTGCTGTTTTAACAGTAACATCAGATTTAATTTTAGCTTCTTCTAATGCCGTTTTAGCGGCGGCTTTATCAGCTTTTAATTTTTCTCTTAAATCAATAATCTCAGTAGCGGGAGCTATTAATTCTACAAACTTTTGGTTTGCTTCTGTAGCTTCTTGTAAAGCTTTTATTTTAGCTTCATATGCTTTAGGATTAGTTACTAAAGAGATAAAGTCAAGTAGCTGGTTATTTCCACCGACAGTGCCGTCAATATTATTTGAAATACTCATGCTAGACCTCCTCCGCCTGCTTGGATCATTGTTAATGTTGCTGTACCTGTCCCTGCGGTTGTTTTTATTCTAATACCTTGTACTGGATATGCAATATTTGAATCTTTTGTTGTAGTTTGCGATGTTAAACTAGGATGATCCGTCCATGTAGCTGACGCAGCACTAAAGTTATTTGCAAAAACATTATCAAAAGTATATTGCACAGTGTAAGTAATAGTACCTGTTACAACTACGCTTAAAGCAACGTTAAAAGGGGAAACGTAATGATCTGTTGGATTTACGTTTGAATTACCTACCCCTGTTACGCTAAATGTTACTGGACGCATATTAGCCTCCTAATTAAACTGATGCTGGGTTAGCTGAACCGTCAGAATTGCGGACAGTGTAAGTAACTTGAAGTGTTACAGAACCAGTAGTTAAAGTAGCTGCTTTTGTAGCTGTGTAAGTAATAATTTTGTCTGTTGTACCTACGTTAGCAAATAAAGCTGTTACAGTATCAGAAGCAGTTGCACTAGTCATGTTAGCTGGAGCAGCGGGGCCAGTAACAGTAGTAGCTGCTGTAACATCAGTAGCACCAATAGTTAATTTAACTGTTGTAGCTGCACTAAATGTAGATGTAACAAAGTATTTAAAATACGTAATCATTGCACCTGCTGGAAGTACAAATGCGTTACCTGTTAATGATGCATTGATTGATGCAAATGGAAGTGTAACAGTTTGAGTAACCTCAGTTGCACCCATGTTGCGGATTGTACCAGCAGTAGTGCCAGTTGTGTTTTTTACAGTGCCCAATAGCCATGGGCCTAAATGTGAAGCGAATGCCATAATGATTTCTCCATACAAAGTTATAGTTTATTAGTCTTGTATGCGCCTGCCGGGACAGTCTAATAAACCGGATTTACCCGGATAAATGAATAATACTACTTTTTTAAATAAAAGCAAGTAAAAAAGGGGCCGAAGCCCCTTAATTTAATAACAGTCTGTTACGATAACCATTATTTGTTCATTACGTACATAGTTACTTCAAAGCCAAAACGCATTTCTATAGCTGCTGGTTTAGTCCACATAGTAGTTCTCCTAAAATTTTATACACACCGTGTG